CGCGATTCCGCGAAGGATGAATTTAATCCATTCTCCCGCACCGTTATTGGGTCGAGTTGGGTTGATAACGTCGACCGATTCCCCTGGATTCAAATCGAAGATCAGACCGGGTTCAAGGTATCGCTCCCTGTTGCCGTTCTTGTCGGTTCCGCTGCCGGTCTCTGGATCGGACAGGCTTCCTATTGGCGTCTCAGTCTTGATCGCTGCGGTAAGGCAAGATGCAATTGCCGAGGATTGCAATTCGTTGTCTTTGTACGTTCCGAGGTCTCTGATATCCGACAACACCGGAGCAAACCACGTAACGCCTCGTTTCTGCCCGACTCGATCCTGCCGGAATAGGTGGATAATCTCCCTGGCCGGGATTTCCTTTGGCGTTCGGCTTACTGCGTAAGGCTGCAAGGGGTGGTCTTCGTAGATCATATAGGCAAGAGGCTTGCCGTATTCGTCGACCTTGATGCCGCGAATAACCCGCGTACCATCGCCGCGATCGATGCCCGTGTTGTACGTGTCTCGATCGGTCGCTAGCCGGTCGACTTCGATAACCTCAAGAGCAAAAGGAATCGGTCGGCTAATGCCCCGGTATTCGGTCGACGGTAGACGAACCTTGCGAATAAGGATTTCGCCTGCCTCAACCATTTCGCGAAGTGCGATAGTTTGGATTTCTTCAAGCGTCAGCTTTCCGTTGATATCCGCGACTTCGGACCATTCCGACCAAGTTTTATCGCGCTGATCGTTTACGTCTTCAACGTCATCCCCCAAAGGGGTCTCGAACGTCGATTGGGCTTGAATGCCTGTGCCAACGACAGAGGAAACGATCGTATCGACGGCCCCCCAAGCGTATGGATTGTCCCTGACCAGCCGCCTAGCCTCTGCCCTGAGTCGGTCGGCGCCAAATGGCCCCATTAGCTCTTGGTCGGCTGGTAGATTCTTAGGGTGTCTGTTGCTGCTTACCCGCGATGGTTCGGCCCCTTGGTACGATCTGGCAAGGGCTTTGCGTGCCTGTTGCCGTCGCAATCCTGCGATGGGGCTAACTGCCGAGACAACGGAATCGATAAATTCAGTAATCATCGACGGCCCCCCACGATTCTACCGAGGGAAATACCGCCCGATCCGCTTTCGCGTTGGACTTGGTGCAACAACGCTTTTCGCTGTTCAAACAATGACGCTAGGTCAAGCTTGGTGACGGTCCGCGACCCAATGGAATACTGAGACGCCCCTCCATTCAGAAGGGCCTCAATAGCTGCGTCGATTAGTGCCAACAGAGATGCCGCTGATGCCATGCGTCAATCGTTGCATGGCTTGCTGGCCTTTGGTAGATGCCTGTACTATTCCATTAGTACACCGCTACAAATTATTTACGTTCTTGCGCCCAAGTATGCCCGCAGTATGAGCATCGGCAATAGCGGACCTTGGCCTTCGTGCAATAGACCCGGCTGTAGCTCTTGCCGATCGGTCGGCGTGATTCGCATAGCGTGCAGGGCCTTGCTTCGTCTTCGCGAGGGATGGGGGTCTCGCTAGCTTCCTTCATCGCTTGCATGTGGATTCTTGCGGATGAGTACTTTGGGCTTTCGTAGTCCGGCAGGTCGGCAGGAACGCCTAGCGATTCGACCATCTTGCTGACGATACCCTGGCTAAATTCCTGGTGTGTTTGCGTCGGCTCTTGCGGTTGAATTGGCTGGATGTCAACCCGAGGATCTACCCATTCCCGCTTGCCTGTTTGCTGCTTTGGTTTCTTTGCCATACTACCCTCTTCTTTTGGGAATCCATCCACCTTGTCGCTGCCTGAATCGTTGCTGCCCGTGCCTGTAGGCTTGCTGGACAGGCTTGGCTTGTTTCGGCTCATCGCCTATGTGCTTTGGAGCTACCTCGATTTCGCTTGGGGCGATTAGCTTGACCCCGCAGGCTTCGGAGCCCGCCGCCGCCATGTAGGTTGCATCGAGCCAATGGTTGTTCGAGTCTCGGACGTTCCAATAAGTTTTAGTCCCTTTGCCCTCAGTAAACTTGGTGACTAACTCTTCGGCTGCAATATGCTGCGCGTACTGGGAATGCCGCTTTTCGTCTTCAAGCGAAAAGACCGAAAGCGACCCGCGCCGAAGCATGTTCGATTCGTCAAACGTCGGCGTTAGGAATCGCTCATGGATGAACTGTTTCCAGTAGCTTGTATCTAGCTCGTAGAGCCAAACATTCGACGACGGAAGCTTTTGTGCGTGAAGGTTAGCCCCTGCGATTGTTACCGAACTGGACTTGGCTTTCCTGTGGTACGGGTCTTGCCCCTTCGATGGATGGAAGATACCGCCGACTTCGCGACAGAATGAGTATGCCGCGTTGGTAAACGCCCCTGAATCAACTAGGCAAAAGTCGATCGGCCGCCGCGTTCCGGTTGTGTCGATGAATTCTTTTTGAAGTAGCTCATCCCGAAGCGATAGCAAGGCTTGGTAAATCATCGGCTCGCTAGCCTCGTGATCCATGCTCTTGTCGGTCCCGTAGACCTGCTGGAATCCGTAGTCTGCTACAACGCCCCCGGCGCCGTGCCACCATGCCGTCACAACCCAATGGAGCGTGTACTTGCCCAAGTCGATCGCCGCTGTCAGTGCAACGGTATTGGCCGGTAGTTGCCTTCGGACCAAGCCGCTTATCCTCGACTCGACAAGAGCCGGGGTAATGCCCAAGCCCATTGGCCCGGCTTCTTCTGGTGGGTCGTTGTCGTCTTCGGTCGATACCGCCTTTTGGCCACGGTCGGCTACCCGGTTGAAATAGCTGTGGACTGCAGATAGCTCCATCGGTTCGCCGTCGCTATGGGTCTTTCGGGAATAGCTGGCCTGATTGCTTACCACGGCCCCGCGTTCGATCTCGGCTTGATTGTCACGCCAAAAACAAAAAGCCTCCCTGGCGTCTGGGTCGGCGGCTTTTCGTCCTTTGCGAAGGTCGATGTACTGTTCAATCAAGTCCATTCGATCCGGCTTCGTAACGAGCTTGCGGTATCGCTTGCCCCTCCAAGATGGTTTCTGCCGCGGGTCGGTGTACTTAAAGGCAATACACTTGCGATTCTGAATCGTGCAAAGCATTACCCGAGGGATCCGCTCGGAGGACTGCCCTAAGCCGCCGATGTCTTGCTCGATGATTTCCTCATTCTTGGCAATCATTGTTTCGCTGGCCGCCGCTTCCCGGTCTTCGATGTCGTCGAGGATCGCAAGCGTCGGCCGAGCCGACCGGAACTTGGTGCCGCGAATGGCCCCATCGATACCCAGGGAGTAGAACACTTGCCCCTTGCTACACGGCTCGATCTCTTTGGGCCAATCGGGAATCTGAGCCCGGTTGATCGTAGGGAAGACAAAAAATTCCGGCCCGATAACAATGTTGGTCGATTGCCCTCCGCAAGTCTGCATTCGGCCGCGGCTTGACCAACCGCCAACGGCTTGAAACGGGATCCCGATTTCAGGATAGTCCGCGATGAACAAATCGTTTTGCTGCAATTGCTCAACTAGGTCACGCACTTCCTTTTTGGCCTTGTCGGCGTTCTTGCCAATAACGACGGGAAACGTAGATAGTCCCCGGACCATCAAGAACAACGCAACGCGAATAGCTAACGTCGTTTTACCTTCGCCCCGAGGCCCTGCGATACCTTGGTCCCCGCCGTACTTGGCCGCGTCGATAATCGATTCGATCATGGCTAGCCGGTCGGAGGTCCAGGCTTCGAAGAACTGGGATCCAAAGTAGGTCGATAGCCAAAGAGAGCAATCAGATTCGGCTTTGAGACGCCTAGAGGGGTCTAGCGGGGGTAGGATGGAAATATCCCGTTGGCTAGCCCGTTTCTTGGCCATCAAGTCGCGTTGGTATGCTCGACGGTCGCCCTTAATCGGCTCGGCTTGCGATGCCGTTTTCGGATGCAAGCTTGCTAAGCTCTGTAGCTGGGATAGATCTAAGGAGTTCAAGAAATCGTAATCGTTGCTCATTCTCTTTTGCCTCCCGCTTCGCGTCGAGTTCTTCGCGTTTGCAATCTATGGCATCCGCTGCGAGAAGCACCTTGGCCGCATCGATCGCCAAATCTGGATCGGTCAAGCATTGCATTAGGGCTTGTTTGATCGCCTCTTTGTCGACGTTCCATTTTTCCTTTAAGGCTCGATTGACCAAGCGTAAATCCTTCGATGTCTTGATCTCCAAGCAAACCGCCCCCTACCCCGCGAAACCGCTTGCTAACGTGCTAACTTTCATCTGAAATCCTGGGCTAATGATCTGCGTATTGAAACGCCGAGCCTCTGGAAGTACCTTTCGACTAGGGGGGCCTATCACGTTTG